ATGTGGAAGTTGCCATTTCCCAGCTGCACCAGATACCGTTTGGCGTTCTTGTCGTTAAGGTCCTTTTGCTTTGGGGCATTGACTTTCCTTTTCTTCCCCCTCTTCCCTCTGGCTGCCTGCTCTGCTGCTTCTGTTCGTGGTATTATGTCCACTTCTCTATAATTGGCACAGTCTGTCTTCTTCTCTCTGATAAACACCACTGCACTTCCTTTTCTGTCTGATACCTTTTTCAGCGTATAAGGGTACACCAGAAGTGGGGTGGTTCTATCCTCCATCAATCCTGTTTATTATCCATACAGCGTATATATAAATTTATATATTTCGTAGGAATGTTAATACCCCATACAAGCCCGTTTAGCAGGTATAAAACCCGCTATTTTCAAGGACTTTTCAGCCCTAAAATGTTTGACTTGTAACCGCCAATATGGTATAATAAACGTGTATTGAATTATTAACATATTGACTTTTGAAAAGCCTTTGATTTTGTGTTTCCGGCACAGCTTCAAAGGCTTTTTGCTTGCCCTTTTTCATGGGTCAAATATCAGAACATCTGTTCTTTATGCGTGCGCTGTCGCACCCGCTTTCAGTAATTCAGTTACCAGTTCCCAGTCTTCCAAGAACAAAGCGGAACGGAGCGAAACGCTGCCGCTGACGAAAGAACGGGCGTTGTACAAGCTCAGCGCACCAGCGCCACCGTAGGAAGTGTTGTGGAAACCCGAACCCCGGAAAGGCACGCTTTCTTCAAGTTCGCTGTCTGCCCAAAGTCCAGCTGTTTCATGCTTCCAGTCATGCGGTACAATTCCCAGCTTGTACGCAATTTCCGGCACTTCGTCCAGTTCTTCCAGCTGCAAGTCTGCCATGTGGCAGCCCTCCCAGTTTTCTTCGATTTCTTCCGCAACGGACATTACCACATCACCAGCACTGTTGCCGTACAGCTTCAACGGTCTGCCGTTCACCTCTGCAACGGTCCAGTCTGGCTTCTCTGTGTAGCCCTCAACTGCTGCGTCGTTGTTCGGCGTGTATTCCACAACGCCTTTGTGCAGACGCAAGCCCGTGACCCATTCCCAGAAATTACCGCAAAGACCAAACACGCCGTCTGCTGTTCCGTCATGGGACCATGTGAGGGGGTCGCACCCGGTCAGCGTGCGTCCGGCGCTGTCGTATCTCACGCCGCTTTCCTGCTCATTCTTTGAGTTGCTGCCGTAGTTTGTATTACCGCCGATTGTGTGCCCCAGTTCCTCTGCTTCATGCAGTAGATAGACAAACTCTGTATTTGTCATAAGGTGCCAGCCCTTGCCTTTTCTTCCGCAGGCTGCCGCCGCTTCATCATAACTGATAGTGTGTTTTGGCTGCTGGTAAGGTAAGGACGCCGGGACGCCCTTAATCATGGTGTTGGTGAACTGCGACACCAGAACCGCAGGAACAATCTTGTTTCTGATTTTGAACAGTTCCGGCACGTCCTCCGGCTCATAGGTCCCCGGCTCCATATAAAACATGGTCATGTAGTTTGGCAGTCCTGCACTGTCCATGACAATGACTGCTTTTTTCTTCACAAATTCTTTCATTTTGTGGCTTTCCTCCTTGTATCTGGTATGATTTTTATTTGAACAGCCTTGCTGCTATTCACTGCTATTGACTTTTGAAAAACCTTTGTTTCTGCTGCTGCCCGGCGCTCACGCTGACTGCTTTTCTTTCTTCTCCGGCTCTGGCTGTGTCACTGTCACGGTGACTTTCACGCCCTCCCGCTGGGATATAATCAGCGCCAGCGTTTCAAAAAAGCGCTGGGCATTGAATGTTCCTTGTACTTCCATTCCTGCGCCCTCCTTTATACGGACTGCGGCGCAATTTTCTGTGCCATGCCCTTTGCAAATCTTATGCCCTGCATGAACACCAGAAAGTCTTTCTTTTCCTGCGGTTCAAGTTCCCCCAGAAAAGCCATGACCTCTGTTGCTTCCTGCTGGTTTTCAGTTGCAATCATGGTTTCCATGTTTTTAACTTCTGTCATGGTCTGTTCCTCCTTTCATGCTGTGTGGTTTCGCAAGCGGTAAACGCTTCTGTTGTAGCGGTTACTGCTTGTTTAACTATATATTATAGCGGTTACTGCTATTTGTCAACCCTTTTTCCGTTTTTAATATTGACTTTTTTAGCGGTTACTGCTATTCTTTAAACATAAAAGAAAGGCGGTGAAGTCAAATGACTATCAATGAACGTGTGAAGCATTTTAGAAAAGATGTTTTGCACATCAGCCAGACTGAATTTGCAGTAAGTCTGGGAATGAAGCAAACTGGCGTCAGCTACATGGAACGGGACGGCTCAACCGTCACTGACCAGACAATCAAGGCAATCTGTCTTCTTTATAATGTGAATGAAGAATGGTTGCGCACTGGTTCTGGTGAAATGTATATACAGCCGGACACATTCAGCCTTGACGACTTCGTGAAGTCTAAAGGTGCCACGGGTCTTGAATTGGAAATCATAAAGACGTACTTTGAACTTGACCCAGAAATTAGAAGAACTGCCGTGGAATTTTTCAAACGCAGGCTTGTTGCTGCTGTTACTGCGGACCCTGCATTGTTAGTTCCAGACAATCCAGAAGATTTAGAAGCCCAGTGCCCGCCCGTTGACACTGGCAGTGTTTCCGGGACAGACGCCGGGTGATAACGCACCCAGCGTCCCCCGCTATTTACAAATTATAAGTTGCGTTGCTCCATTGAAATCTAAATTATAATAAATAGTGTTTATGCTGCTGTAATAGATTGCGTACACTCTGCAATCATACCAGTGTGTATATTTTTTTATCATGTGTGACCACCTTTCCAGCGTGGCAAGGCTGGGCGCACTCACTATTATAATTTCTATGTTTTTGTGGATATTCGCAAGAAAGGTGGTTTTATATGGGTTTACGTTTCAGAAAAAGCGTGAAAATTGCCCCCGGCGTCCGTCTTAACATCAGCAAGAAAAGCGTTGGTATAAGTGCAGGCGTCAAGGGGTATCGTAAAAGCATAAACAGCAGCGGCAGGGTCACAACCAGCATAGGGGTTCCCGGCACTGGTGTTTCTTACGTTAAGACCGAGAATTTGAAAAGCAAAAAGAAAAAGACAGTCAGCAGCCGTGTTTCTTCCACTGTTGCCGCCGCCAGTTCCTCTGCTTCCTCTCCTGCTGCCGCTCCTGCTCCTGCTAAAGTTCAGAAAGCAGCTGCGCAGCCAAAAGAGAAGCCGCCAAAGACCACGGCAGTTTTGCAGGAAAGACCAGACGCCAGCTTTGTTGTGTTCGGCGTCGTTGCTCTGGCTGGTGCCGTGTTCCTCTTTGCTTCTTCTCATGTTATTTTTTCAGTTGTTGCCGCCCTGTTCGGTATCTTCTGTCTGTATAGCTTTATACACATAAAGCGACACCCGGAAGACCCACGATACATCACGGAAGAACAGCTGACACGCTGGGGGCAGCTGGTACACTCCGACGCAAAGACCGTTTCCCAGCTGCAAAAAGCGTCCGTTCCTGTTCTGGTGGATTTAAAGAAGCGTGCTGCGTGGCATTATGAGCAGGTTTCTTCCGTTGGCTTCGGTCCAGACGTTTCATACTACGGTCAAGCCTTGATTGACGTACAAAATCAGATTGTTGCTTTATCTGAATTTGTCATGCTGCAAGGTGATAACCCTAAACAGGATTTAGAAAACTATTCTTCTTTTGTAAGTCAGAAAATAACAGCCTTTACAGACGACATTCTGAAAGACTAATAAAACAAAATGCCCCGGTCGTGCTGGGAACACTTCCGGGGCGTGCAAAGATATGTCATACCAGATACAACAATACCGTCTGCAATTTTGATTATATCACCAGCAGGCGTGAAATGAAAGGAAATGCAGGTGATACAATAGTGAAAAAGATTGATTTAAGCCCGGAACTTGTCCGGGTTGCTTTATATATAAGGGTTTCCGGGGAAGAACAGAAAATAAAAGGTCTGTCACTGGAAGCCCAGCAAGAACGACTGGAAGCATACGCAAGGGAACGTGGCTGGGTCATTGTTGGAATTTACATTGACGCTGCCAAGACCGCCAGAAAGAACATTCATAAAAGAACCGACTTTCAACGCATGATGGACAGTGTGAAGCGTGATGAAGTGAATATTCTGCTTTTCTGCCGCCTTGACCGCTGGTTTCGTTCCGTGGCAGATTATTATAAAATCATGGAAGTTCTGGAAGCGCACAACTGCGACTGGAAAACCACTGATGAAGAATATGACACCACAACCGCAAACGGGCGTCTGTATATTAACGTGAAGCTGTCCATTGCCCAGAATGAAGCGGACATTGACGGGGAACGAATAGACGTTGTATTTGACAGTAAGATTGCCCACGGCACCGTTGTTTCCGGCTCTGCTCCCTTTGGCTTCCGTGTTAATGAGGAAAAGCGGCTGGAAGTTGTGCCAGAAGACGCAGCCATTGTGCAAGACGCTTTCAACTACTTTGAAACTTCGATTTCCCAGCGTGCTACTGTCCGCTATATCCGGGAAACCTACGGCGTGAACTGGTGTGACGCCACTTTCCGGCGTATGCTGAAAGAAAAGCTGTATACTGGGGTGTATGACCGGGGCGGCAGGTTCAATGACCATTTCTGCCCGGCAATCATCAGCAAGCAGCAGTTTGACCGTGTGCAAGCGCTTCTGGAACGCAACGCACGTTCTGTTCCGTCTGGCAAGGTATATATTTTCACTTCCATTCTGACTTGCGCTGAATGTGGGCATAAACTGGTCGGGTACAAGTCAAGTGATTATTATTATTACCGCTGCAACCAGCATTTCCAGCGTGGGCGCTGCTCTCATAATCATTCAGCCCGTGAAGACGTCGTGGAAAAGTGGCTGTTTGAACATCTGGCAGAGGAACTGGAACGCTGCCAGCTGGAATGGGAAGTTGCCGCAGCCAAAAAGAAAGCGTCCGTTGCCCGCACTGATAAAGCAGCACTGAAACGGAAGCTGACCAAGTTAAAAGAATTATATGTGAATGACTTAATAGACATTGAGGACTACAAAAGGGACTATCAAATATATACTGCTGCACTTAAACAGATACCGGAACCCAGCATTGAACCGCCGCCAGACTTCGCAGCCGTCCGCAGGCTCCTTGATAATGATTTCAAAACAATTTATGAGAATTTGACCCGTGAAGAAAAACGCACGCTTTGGCGTTCTGCCATTAAAGAAATTAGAATTGATAATGACCAGAATATCACGGGTGTTGTTTTTGGGTAGTGTTGTACTAATGTGACACTACCCGTGGGCTGTGTTAAGTTAGTACAAAATAAAGAACCCCAGCAAATATGCGGTCTGCTGGGGTTCTTCTTTTCTAAAACTCTTCTTCGTAGCCAGTTGTTTTCCACTGTAAAACTTCGCCGTCGTCGTCCACTTCGTCTGGCTCCTGCACTGGTCTGTATGTTCTTTCTTTTCCCTCTTCGTCCTTGACTGTGTAAACTTCGCCGTTCCATTCCTTATCAATCAGAACCACGCCGTTTTCCAGATATACTGGGCTGTATGCTTCCAGACCGTATGTGCTTACCTCCGGGTATCTCTCTTCAAATTCTTTCTTTGTGATTTCATTTAACATTGCTATTCCCTCCGTATTGAACCATATTGACTATTTGTGTTAAGCACTATTGCTTTAACTGTCTTTATTGTATACTTCCGTAAGTATATTGTCAATAGGTTTTTTAATTATTTTCAATTATCTTTGCGCCTGCTGCCAGTGCTGCTTTTCTGATTGCCTGTTTCTGCTCTTCCAGCGTCTTTGGCGTATCCAGTTTGCGTGGCTCAACCGTGTACTTTACGCCGTTGTACTCCACTTTCACAAAGTCCCCATACATATTTTGCAGTGTTCCAGTTATCTTTACCACTGCGCCTGCCGGGATTGTTGGTTTTTTCTGTGCTATTGCTGTTTTCCAGTCTTCGTCCTGCAACTCTGTTTTTGCAATTCCGGTGTCCGGTGTTGCCGGGTGGCTCTCTACTCCAATGCAGTTGTAATAGTCTACCGCTTCAAGCCAGCTTTCAAAGTCAACGTCTTTTTCTCCTGCTTCTCTCACTCTGTAAAATGCTTCTGGTCTTCCCTCTGTCTTTACTATCACAACTGCCACCAGTTCTTTTGCTCTTCCGCTTCCACTTTCGCAAACAAGCAGTGTTTCTGCTTCGTGTCCGTCCCAGCTGAATGGGTCTGCAATTCTGCTTTCCATTTCAGTTTCCATTCCGTTTTCCTCCGTATTGAATTGTATTGACCTTGCCACGTTTTCTTGATATTATATCTATATAAACAGTTTGGGGCTTTGGTGGCAAGCCCGCCGCCCCTCTGTTTGTACCCTGTCGGCTATTCTGCCGACTTTTCTTTTTTCTGGTCTTCTGTAAGTTCCTTAACCTTTGCTTTTGCTTCGTCAAGGTCTTTGCAGCCGTCCAAAATCATTTCAACCATTTTCAAGATTTTTTCAAACTGTTTATCTGTCATATTGTCTGCCATGTTTTCTCCTTTCCCTTGCCGTATTCGTCAAAGTATTGTTGCTTCTTTAACTATCTTTATTATATACTTACGGAAGTATAAAGTCAATAGTTTTTTCACAGTTTTTCAGAATTATTTTGCACCGCTCTCATGTAGTCTTCCAGTGTATATTCCCCGCTGCTGATAAAATACCTGCTTGCCCCGCACCCTTGTACTTCTTCCAGCGTCAACGCTCTTTTCCCTTTATACATAAAGTTGTATATATTAGCAATCCCGTTTTCTGTTTGCCTGCCGTTCATTACTTCAAGCCAGCCGTCTTCCTGCTTTGGTGTGTCGTTCCCAACTATCATGCGCCAGCAATTTTCAATCACCTTGTTTCTGGTTTCCAGATAATTTTCTGCTATCCTCTTCACTGGCTCTATAATCATTCTTTCTGCCACGTCAATTCCTCCCCGGTGTCCCGCTGGTACTTCTCTTTTACCGCTTCCACAACATAGTTGTTTTGTGATGAATAGCCCTGTTCTTTTGCAATCTCTTTTATGCGGGCTTTCATGCCCTTTGGCACCGCAAGTTCCATGCGGTCATAGTTATTGTCACGGTATTTGTTCTTTGCTGCCGTGGCTGCTGGTCCTCTCGGTATGGTCTTCTTTTCTGTTGTATCTGGCATTTTCTGCACCTCCTGTGGTTTTTAATCAGTATATCACACTTTGTTTTCTTACGGAAGTATACATTTTATACAATCTTACGGAAGTATATTTGTATATTTTGCCGATTGCTTTTATACTTCCGTAAGTATATAATAAAGACAGTTAAAGAAATCAAACACACGGAGGTCAAACGATATGGGAAAAATCATTTACATGGAAGATAGAATAAACGGGCTGCACTGCTACACCCCAGAAATGGGACAGCGCAAGCCAGAAGTCAAAATGGAAGCCAGCCTTTCATATTATGGCAAACATTATTTTGTTGATACCCCGCTTGAATTAAAAGGCAGGGGCATTACAGAAATCGAAGCCCACTGGATTGATGGTTGCCAGAAGAAAATTGAAAACTGGCGCAGCTACCGGGTCACAAAGGCTGCTTTTGAAAAATTAAAAGCGCAATATCCAATTTCAATGGAATGTTGCCTTGACTAATAACTACACGGGCGGCGCTGCTGCCGCCCAGAAAGAATGGTGATAATATATGGGAAAATCTTATAATAGACGTTTCAGAAAGAACGGGCTTTCATTCATGGTGCAGGACACGCACCCGGCAGACCGGAAAAGTGATACTGATAAATACTATCTGACAGTAAACAAAGGCGGCATATACAAGATTGTGTATGACAGTATCACATGGGAAATACCAAAGTTTCCAACTATACACGCAGCCCAGTTCTGGGCGCTTACCAGTTCTGATTTTATCGGCACAATGTAAAATGCTTTTATCTTACGGAAGTATACATATTATACAATTATACTTCCGTAAGTTTGTGCATTGTGTCTATTGCTTTTATACTTCCGTAAGTATATAATAAAGACAGTTAAAGAAATACAGAACACGGAGGGCAAAGCAATGACAGTAAAACTTCAAGGAATATATAACAAGCAGGAAGCAAAGGCAGTAAAAGAATTAAAGACTGGGGACGTTATCATGTGGAACTACGGATATACAAGCACCGTGGTTGACCTTATCCCAAGCAAGACCGGAAAGACAATCACTTGTCTTCTGAAAAGCAATCAAGATGGCGTTGTCCGTGAAAGAAAAATGGGTGCAGAAAGACTGGTTGCTATTGCATAGTAGCCAGCCGGAAAGAAAGGTGGAATGAATGATGGAAGCAAAAATGATGATAGCCGGAAGCTTTGATGAATTTGTGGAAAAGATAACGCAGGCAGAACGCAAAGCGCTTAACACTCCTTTTGGGCAGGAAATAACAGAACGGCTTCTGAAAATGAAGCTGGAAGAAAACCCAGATATGACAGCAGAAGAATGGCAGGACACAAAAAGCCAGTTCTTGACTTTCCTTTTCGCAATGTTCGTGAAAGAAACGCCGCAGGCTATGGCAGAACTTGCCCAGCATACATGGGACGAATTGCAAGCAAAAGAAGTATAATGCAACAGGGCGGCATTGCTGCCGCCCAGAAAGAATGGTGAATGACTATGAAAACAGATATTGTTATTTGCAGCAAGTGCGGCGGCTCCGGTAAATTCATTTACAAATCCGGTGTGACCGGGCATTGCTACCAGTGCAACGGCAAAGGTGCTGTGAAGCGCATTGCTCACAAATCCTTTGCAATATCCATTGTGAACAATGATGGCGTCCGCATTGACTGGCTGCATATAAACGCCAGAAGCCAAAGTGAAGCCGTCAGAAAAGCCCGTGCGACTGCTGCCCGTGGCTGCTACAAAGACCAGCTGGACACAATCACCGCAACTGAAAGTGGGATTGAGTACACATATAAAACAATATAACGCCGTATTTGCCCCATAAACACAAAAAGACCGCAAGTGGTGTATTTCTCCACTTACGGTCTTTTCTTCTCATTCTGGCTTATTCTGCAAAGCGTCAGCGGCATTATTTAAGGTCTGCCAGCGTGTTTCCCTCTTCGTCAACAATCTTCGTGACTTCTGCTGCCATCTTCTCTGCTTCTTCCTTTGTCACGCTCCCGGTAATGTTCCCGGCTGCGTCATAAAGGTTCACTGTGCCGTCTGCGTTGGTTTCTGTGGCACCCTCCGGCACATTGTCTGTGGCAATAGCCACTTTCTCTGTTGTTGTCACTGGTGCCGTGGTGTTAATCACTACCGTGGCAGCTGGTGTGGCTGTGAGTGCTTCCAGCGGTTCTGCGGTGTTACTTTCTTTCTCTCCGGCTTTCATGGCATTGTATGCCGCCTGTGCAATGGCTTTCAGCTGGTCTTCTGTGACATTCAGCCCGGCTTCATCAGCAATCTTCTTCAACTGCTCCACAACTGCCGCCATCTTCTCTTCCCCGGTCTTATCCTTTTTGAACTCTTTTGCCCATTCCACAAACTTTGCTGCCCACTCTGACAGTTCGCCCAGCTTGTCTGTGACGGTCTTTGGAATGTTTGGGCAAACGTACTTTCCAATCAAGAACGCCCCCAGTGTTACGGCAAAATATACAGCTGCATAAATTACATTATCCATTGTCTTTTCCTCCTGTTGATTATGCAGGCAGCTTCAATGTCTGCCCAGCGTAAATGGTGTTACTTGTAAGACCGTTCATGGTCTTAATTTCATTGTATCTGGAACCGTCGCCCAGCTGCTTTGCTGCGATTGCCCAAAGGCTGTCACCGCTCTTCACGGTGTATGTACGCACGCCGCTTCCCGGAATTTTGATTTTCTGCCCAACGCTAATGACGTTAGGGTTTGCAATTCCGTTGTAGCTTGCTAACTTCTGGTATGTGGTGCCATACTTTGCAGCAATGCCAGAAAGTGTGTCACCCCTCTGCACGGTGTATACCTGTTCCCCGGCTGTTCCCTGTGCAGGCTGTGCAGGTGCCGCAGGCTGTGCAGGTTCGCTGGTTGCTTTCTTTGAGAAGTCCGGCACGCCATAACCTCTGATATAACGCCCGTTGACTTCCAGTGTTCTTCTTCCAACGGCATTGGACTTGTTGCCCTCAACAACTGTGATAGTGTTACCGTTGCAGCTTTCTACAACGCCCACATGGTCTGAACTGCCTGTGCAGTCACCAGCGCCGTTGTCGTCCCAGTCATAATAGATATAGTCGCCCGGTTCCGGCACCTTTGCGTCATTCTCACACCAGCGCCCCATCTGCTGCCACAACTTGATTTGACGGTCACAGCTGCACTCCGTAGGGATAATGTCTGTGTAGCCCGCTTCAATGGCAATCTTTGAACCAAAGGTTGCGCACCATGCGTCATGGTATGTCACTTTGTACCCCTGCGCTAACGGCTTGTGGTTGTTGTAGGCGTCAATGATTGCGTGGTGTGCTGCTGTACCCTCTTTCACTCCCACATACGCTGCCGCCCTTGCTGCAAATTTCTTTCTTACTTCTGATACATTCATATTGCTTGTACCTCCATTCTTTTTATTGCTAACGGCTCCGGCTGCGTACTGGTCATAGTATTTCTGCCCATATCCTGCACGCTTTGTCTTCACCGTGTCGCTCTGGTCTGCCGGGCGCTCAAACTGTGTCAGCACTGCATTTGACGCAGCAATGACGGTCTGTGCGCTCTTTAATACTGACAGTGTGGCTTTGTAGCCCTCTGTCAATTCTTTCATAAGGAACCCCAGCTGTGTTTCAAGGTCGCCAATAGACTTCCCGGCTGCTTTTGCATATTCCAGCAAAGCGGCTTTTCTGGTGTGGTATGTCCACTGCGCCAGCCCATAGCCTGCGCCGTCCCTTGCAAAGTTTCCATAGCTGCCGTTGTCCACGGCTGCTGTGTAGCTTGCGTCAGTGTGTCCCAGCTTCTTTTCATAGCTGTTCTGCAAGTTCTGCGGGTTCAGCCCGCTTTCTGCATATAGGTTCCCCATCAATCCGGCTGCCCCACAACTGGACAGCCCTTTTGATTTCAGAAAATTCCAAATCTTTTCTGGTGTTGTTTCTCCTATTAGTCCCATGTCTTATACCTCCCCTGCACTACTGTGTCATGCTTGAAAAGTCAGACAGCGTGCCGGACAACTCCGGGTATGCAGCTTTGATTTTCAGCAGGTTTTCTGCCTTTGCTTTCCAGCAGTAGAACGCTACTGCGGCAGCAGTTACCCCGCCAACGAACGTCAGCAAGACTGATAACTGGTAAAAATCCTTTGTGACCACTACCCACACGCCAACGGCAAATGCTATGTAGTAAGTCGCCAGAATTGAAAAGATAATGATTTTTGTTGCGCTGGTCTTTCGCTCCGGGTGTTCCTGCAACTCTTCTTTTCTCTTCTTCCTGCGCTGTCTGAAATACTGTAAATTCCATAAAAAAAGCACTGCTAATGCCAGTGCAAATCCAATGATAAAAAATATTAAACTTTTCATATTGCTGTTTTGTACCTCCTATTGTTCTTCTTCCGGCTTTGACAAAGCAAAATCATTTGTGCGCATACACTCTTTGTATATTTCCAGTATGTATTCATGCGCAACATCAACTTGCCCATTAGTCAACTTGCGGTCTTTGATGTACTTGTCATACTTTGCCAGTATGTCAATGATATGGTCGAACTCTTCTTTTGTATGGCGTCTGTGATTTATGCAACTGCTCTGAAATTCCAGAATTTCCATACGCCAGCTGTCAACCTTGTGGTCTGTGAAGTCTTTTTGCAGCTGGTCCAGTTGTTCTTTCATGTCGTGGTTCATAAGATTTCCCAGCTGTTTAATCAACCAGCGCACGGGCTGTACTTTAATTCCCGGCGTTATGTCAATAACAATCCCAATTCCCGCAAGCCACACAATAGCTTTCTGTACCATTTCCCAGACGTCCGCTGGGTTAAGCGTCTGTATTGCTTCCACTGTCCGTCACCTCCTTTTCTTCTGGCTGCTTGATATAATCATCAGCGCTGCCGTAATATCCGCAGAATAGACCGCATTTGCTGGCTGGCTTCTTCTCCGGTTCTGGATATGGCTTGCCCATTTCCTGCAAGTACAGTTCGTTTAGGCTCTGGCGCATACCGTAGCTGTTGAAATGCTGTAATATGCCCCGGTATGAAGCAACGGACCTATCCAGTGTATCTTTGTCAATCTCTCCTGCGTGATATGCTGCAAACATATATTTCAATCTACGTTTCAGCTTCTTTGCCGTCTTCTTACGCAATTTTATGTGTGTTGACCAAATGCGGAAGCCTACAAACTCAATGCCCATGCTGGTTGGTCTTATGCAAGTTTTCTTGTTAAGCTGCAAATGCAGCTTGCTTCCCAGAAAGTCCGCAATTTTGTTCTTTATCTTTTCCAGATACTTTTTGTCTGGGTGTAAAATAATAATGTCGTCCATATAGCGTATGTAATAATGCAGGTGCAGTTTGTGTTTGCAGAACTGGTCAAGTTCATTCAAATACAAATTTGCAAACATTTGTGAAGTCAGATTGCCAATAGGCAGCCCAACTTCTCCCAGTAATTCATCAAACGCCACGTCGCCAATATCTGCGCCCAGCGGCAGACCAAAGTTTGTGTCTTCGCAGTTTATTATTACTGACAAGACGTGCAACAAATCTTCATCAGCAATCTTCTTCCGCAAAATATCCATCAATACTTCATGGTCTATCCGGTAAAAATACTTTGCAATATCCAGTTTCAAATAATAGAAACGCTGCGGCTTCCGGTCAGTCTGCTTCAACCAATCATGCAGGCGGTTGACTGCTTTGTGTGTTCCCCTGCCTACTCTGCAAGCGTAGCTGTCAGAAATGAACTGCTTTTCAAAATACGGGTTCAGCTGGCTATATATAGCGTGCTGCGCCACCCGGTCTTTGAAAGTGAGTGACATAATCATGCGCTTTTTCGGCTCATAAACATAAAATATGTTGTAGCGCCCCACGGTGTAGGTCTGCCAGATAAATTCATTCTGTAATTCAATCAAGTTTTCTTCCAGCTTATCCGTGTACGCCATCACATCTGGTCTGTACCTCTTGCACTTTATCCCGGCTTTGTACGCATTGAAAAGATTTTCAAAGTCGTAAATCATAGGGAAAATGTTTTTGATTTTGTGCAATTTCTTTTCCCTCCTGTTGTTAAAATCTGCCGTACAAATCAAACTGCGGTTCTTCCGCAGCCCAAACGTGATATATACATTCAGTGCCAGTCTTTCCGGCTCTGACTTTCAGCCCTGCGGCTTACTAACTATCTTTACGGCTATTCAATCTTTTTCCTACGGCTCCCGGCTGGCAGCCTTTGGAATGGAAATAAACCCCTTTAACCCAAATGCACTGGACGTGTCCACTTGTGGGCACGACTACTGGCAGAAATGGGGTGAAGCGGAACGGAGCGAAACGTTGTTGTTGACGTTAGAACGGGCGTTGTTCAAGTTCAGCGCACCAGCGCCACCGTTGGAAGTGTTGTTGAAACTCGAACCCCGGATAGGCACGGCAAGTCCTCTATTAACGGCTTATTCCCATAATATAAAAAGCAGGTGTTACCCTGCCTTTTACCAGTCTTATTTTGCAGCACTCCCATTCCCGGAAGTGCTGCCGTTCAGTGATTTATAATAGCCACCCACCATGCAGCCTATTTCATTGATATATCGTGCCATCATTTCATATTTCTTCATTGGCAGACACGGTTTGCCGCTACGTGTGTATTTTGTGCTTGCCGCAAGCCTTATCAAATGCCGCAGCACATCAACTTTCGTGTCCAGTTCTCCAAGTGTCGTCTTCTTGTAATGCTTATTTTCAAGCATTATGACCAACTCCAAAATATCCAGCATTGTTCCGTCTATCTTCTGTGCAAGTCCTCTTTTCGCTCTGGGAAACTCTTCAAGCTGTGGTCCTGCATATTCCAGCATTTCCCAGACTTTATTTTTCATTTTGAAGTCTTCCTGTGTGGCGTTATCTCGCACATTGTCCAGCTGCGGCGGTCTTTCTTCTGTTTTGTTTTCCGGCATTTTCTAAACCACCTTTGTTATATTTTATAATATGGGGCTTACTGCCGTAAGCCCCGCAGTGTATCAGTTCCCAGTTTTCAGTTATTCAACTAAAGCGGAACGGAGCGAAACGCTGCTGCCGACGTAAGAACGGGCGTCGCACAAGCTCAGCGCACCAGCGCCACCGTTGGAAGCGTAGCCGAAACCCGAACCCCGGACAGGCAGTCTTTCGCCGTTATTTCTTGCCCAAAATCTGCCCGGCGTTGTCTGTCCTGCGTCTGGATATAAACCGGACGCAATCAATATCTGTGGAACGGTTACGCCGCTTACCGCCTTTGTATCTTTGAATGGTACGCTTGTGTCGTTGCTGTCGGTTGTCTGTGTCGTGACGCTTGTGTTGATACGCAGTGTTGCGTCACTTGCGCTGGTTCTGTCAATCTTTAATGTTCCAACCGTTCCCGGTGCTACAAGTGTGCCGTCCGGCTTAATTGCTTTCCACTCTGTACTATTTGCACCCATGTTGCAGTCAGACTTCATGGCGTTTCCGTATGGGATAATCTGAATTTCACCATCTACAATGCGCATACCAGATACCCGCTCCCAGCAGTTGCCGCAAAGGTCTGCAATTCCAGCCGGGCTGCCGTCATGGTTCCAAGTTACCGGACCAGAACCCGTTGCAGTTCTGCCGCCGCCATGCGAACCGTCAACGTATGTGTTTACACCCTTTTCATACGCCTTTTCATAGCTTCTATCCCAGTTTGTGTTGCCCCGTGGTGTAAATCCATTCTTCATGCACCAAAGATTGATAGCAGCAAAAACACCGTTCTGGTTAAGGTGCCAGCCCTCACCCTTTCTGCGGCATACTGCAAGCGCTGTGTCAAAGTCAATGTATGCTTTAGGGTCTTTCATTGGCAGTGAGTATGCACGGTCGTTGACCACGACGTTAATATACTTCGATACCCAGATAACTTCTTTTTCTACTCCGTCCACAATCCACCACGGCAATGTTTCCTGTGTTCCTCCGGTGATAATGTCGGAATACTTCATTTTTGGAATACCCACCATAATTGACGGCATACCCAAATCATCAAACTTTACTGCATTGTTGCCCCCAAAGGAAGCAACCGCCATTGCTAAATCATCAAAATTAGACATAATTCTTTATACCTCCAATCCCCAAAGAATAAGTGTGCAAAGCGACATATCAAATGGGATAGGCACTGGAATTTCTTTCGGTTCTCCGTTTTCGTCCTCTCCGTCTTCGATAACATCATAGCGTCTGGCAGGAATAACAATCTGCGCAGCGTACTTCTGCGCACGTCCTCCGGTGCCAATCACCACGCCGTCTTCTTCGTCAATGCAAATGTCCAGTGACACTTCAAAATCTCTTTCACGGCTGGCAAGATTGATTGTTAATTCATCATCACCGAACGTGATTTTTTTACCGCCAGACAGTGCATATTCAATATGTGTGCCCGGTGTTTTTTCAACTACATTGATTTTATTAGTAGCCATAATACTTTCTACCTCCATTCTGGTTTCTTACTACCTCGCTGCTTCTGGCTGCGATAACCTCCGCTGCTTCTCTCTGTGCTGCTGTCCCGCTGCCCTGCACGCCAAAAGAACGCATAACCGCTTCTTCGTGCTGTCTGCGTTCCTCTGTCTTAATAATCACACCTGCTGCCATTAGTAAAACCCACCTTTCACATAAACTTTTACGGTCACGCTTTTTGCGCTTCCGGTGTGTGCCATCTTAAAACCATTCAGCAACTTTTCTGTAATAACAATGTCGCCCGGAAAACCGCCCGTGTAGTCCACTATTTCTGTTTCCACGGTGTAGTCCATGTGGTTTCTTTCAGTCTTCAGCGCAACTGACTGTGTAGAATTGTTGAACGGGTACTGCTGCGTATTCTTCAAAGTCACCGTTGCTGTTTCTCCCTGCAAGTCAGCTATTGCCTGCTGGTGGTGGATTGTAGAAAGCGCCATAAGCGCTGCCGTTTCTGTTGCATTGGAAATACCGTTTTCCATGTGGTTGAAGTTGGTTGCGTTCTGCGGTGTTCCCTGCTGAATGATTTCCCCCTCAACTGGTGTGTGCGTGATAGTTCCATCATCATTTCTGCTTTCCGTGTAGCGGTCTTCAAACTCTGTTACATGGTCTTGCCATAACTTCTGTTCGTACATCTGTTACACCTCCTTTTCTGTAAAATCAAAAGTAAAGCGGTACAAAACGCCCTCTTGTACATTGTTCAGCGGAATATTTACCGCCTTGTCAGCCCACAATTTGTTGTTCTTGTTGTAAAGCTGTACCCTCTGCACCGTGGCTGTTCCGCTTACCTGCGGGGTAATCTGTACATATACAGCAACCCTGCCGTCTTTCAGACGTTCCCGGCGGTGTATCACCTTTTTTTCAGAAACGCCGTTGACGGTTACTTTTGCATAGGCAATGATATTGTCAATGAAATCTTTGAAATCATTGATTGCGTCTGTTGTCAACATGGCTTTTCACCTCCTTTATAGCTTCCTGCGGCTTCCGCACGGCTTGACGCCGTATGAAAACCCCATTGCCTGCGTGCTTGTCCCCACGGCACCGCCCTGTGTCTGCTGCACCGTGCTTCTTTCCGGGACGGTTCCTGCTGCCGTGACTGTGAAGCGGTGTGCTTCCATTCTGTCACTTGCCGTGACCGTGGCACCGCTTGTCTGCCCTCTGGTGTTCCTCTGTGGCTGTTCTCCGGCTTTTATCCGTCCTGCTGGTGTATTTGTATAGCCAAACGTATTCAACGCCGTGTCTGCGTCGATATGCGCCGCCTGCTGTGAAAATACCGTGTTTCTGTATGGCTTTGTGCCTGCTGCTGGTGCCGTGAATATGAAGCCTGCTGCTTCCGTTCCCACAATATAGGTTGCAGCGCCTATCCCGGCTTTTGTGTTTCTCTGTGGGTATGTTCCGGCGTTAAGTCTTCCGGTCAGCGGTGTTTTGTATCTGAAATACTCCCCGTGGGTGTATATGACGCCGTGGACCTGTCCTTGATAGGTCAATTCGTCCATGTGTGCAGATAATCTTTTATACATTTTCACTGCCCGGATAATAGCTGCGTAGTCTGCCGTTATTCTCTGGTTGGTCACATCAAGCACAATATGAAAGTGTCCGGGTTCTCCCTCATACTGGAACCACTCTTCCACTTCACTTTCTGGAAATAAGCTGCCCAGCGCTGTTTCAATGGCATATTTTGTGCCCATTTTCTTATGAACCTTGACACTGTTTTTCACTAAATCCCGTTTTGCTTCCAGTGGGTAATTGTAGTCGTACCAGTCAACGTGTAGGTCGTATGCCAAAATGTCCACCAGTTCTTCTGGCAATTCATCAAATCTGGAATATATCAGCACATTGTCAATTATCCCGGAAGTGTCCAGCAGTGCTGCTGCCGTGGCGTTTGCCAGTGCAACCATTTTGGGGTCTTTCTTTAGCGCTTCCGGCAGGCACTCTGAATAATCGGCATTGTAAATTGTTTTAGACATTTTCAATACCTCCATTCAGAACGCTTTTGTTTCCCAGCTTTGCAACCTTTATATCATCAACAACCGTGAATACTGGCTTTCTGACTTCAACACGTTTCACGCCTGCTTCCATCAGCTTTGCTGTTAGGTATGACGGGTTAATATCCCGCCCCATTTTGCTTGTTTGCCATGTCACGTACTCTTCTACTGCCTGCGTTGCCGCTGCCGCAATAACTGTGGCGCTGGCTGCGTCTGGCTGTGGGATATAAAAAGTCACATCAATGTCAAATGCTACCGTTTCCGGTGCAGATACCGTCACTTTGTCTGTAAGTGGTCTAATGTCAGAAGCGTTCAAGGCGTCTTCAATCTCTTTCAGTACCCCGGACGTTGCCTGCTGTCCATTCTGTAAAAGCACCCGGACGTCTACAACGCAAGGTTCTGGGCTTGTCACTGCCACGTCTGCCACGGCTGGTGATACGCTCTTTGTCCAGTATATGTACCCGTTAATAGGACCCGCCGTGCTGAAACTCTCCATGCTCTCACGCATACGCTCATAATAACTGGCGTCGTCCTCTTCTTCTGCGCCGCCGCTGGTCGCCGTGATGTTCTCTGCTTTCTGGTAGTAGTCGTATAGGTCAACCAGTTCTTTGACCTGCCCCGCTGCCAGATTATTTCCGACGTCGCCCGCTGTGGTACAAATTCCCTCAACGTCCCCGTATGTCTGCCCGGCTTTTATTTCCAGATTTTCTTTTGTTTCAAATAAAATTGCGCCATCAAAAGAAATTCTTGTGCCCGCAGGAATAATCACTGATTGTTTCTGCACTTCTGAAATATAAAAACGGAACATTGCAGACGCTGGGCTTGCTGGCAGTCTTTCCAAGTCCTTGAATAATTCTGCCAAGCTGTCCAAGTATTCACCGTCTGCATAACGTGGCACGTTCTTTTTTGCCGTTTCATTGATAATGACACGCTGCTGAACAATGATATTTGCAACCCATGATATGAAAAGCCTTTCCGGTGACGCCGGGTACACTTTGTACCGTTCACGCCCCGGCACCTGCTGTACAAAGTTTTCATATAGTGCAATCAAGTTACTTTCTATTGTTTCCGTGTCGGTTTCCACAAAGTCAATGTCTGGGTATTTTCTGTCACTCATTGTCTGTTTCCACCTCCTCCAAATAAATAATAGGTATTGTGCGCCCTGTGGCTGCGTCATGTTCAAATGTAATGTCTGCAACCTGCGCCCGTGGTTCAAATTCTTCTATCTGGTCGTACAGATAGCCCACCAGTATATTTTCAACTACTGGCTGCGGTCTTCCGTATAGGCTGCCGGGCAAACCAAAATCACGGAACATAGGGCAGGAACCCTGCACCGTGTCCAGAATAACCGCAATATTTTGTATGACTGCTTGATGGTCATTTGCTGGTGCAAGGTCAATTTCTGTCAATAGTGACCCGTCGCCCCTTATCACGTCCATGTTTCATCACCTCTTTGGATATTCTTTTAGTGTCACGTCTGCTGTCGCAGCCCAGCAGTTGCCTTTGTTGTCATAGCGTTTCAATGTGCTGCTAACGCCTGTTATTACCCACTTATAAGAGCCGTATTTCTTGCCACCTAAAACCAGTGTTGAAACATTTCCCTTGTTGCACATTTTGTTCAATTTCTTAATTTCATTCAGTGGGTTTGTTCCATGAAATACACTGAACGCCATTTTGAAACTGATTGTTCCGGGTTCCGGTCCTAAAAACTCCAATACGTCACGCTTAATGTGTCTGTCGTGCGTTGCATACTTCGCAGACACTTTCCAGCTTAATTCATCAAAGGTGCGCACGGTGTTTTCTGAAACTGAAAAAACCAGACTTCCCAGACTTCCTATTTTTGCCATGCTCTACACCTCCCCAATTATGAAGCCGTCGCCGTCGCCGTCTGGAACCATTATGCAAAGCACCATATCATTGACGCCCGGCGTCCACTCTGTCACAAATGCTTCATGGTTGTGACTTACTTCCTTTAACATTTGCCCGTTGTAGTCATATTTCAGCGTTGTTTTTGCTGTCTGCCCCTCTGCCCCACTTTCCATTGCTGGCACAACGTACACTGGGCGTTTTATAATTCTTAAATCACCGGAAGTGATACCGCCTTTGTCCTTGAACTTCACACGGGCTGTCATTTTGCTGGCGTTCACACTCTGCACGGTGCCAAGCCGCACTATGTTTTTTAACTCTGTCATGTCTGCCATTAGTAGCCCTCCAATACCTGTTGTAATTCAATCTGTGTTGTATATCCTCCCGTCAATTTGTGGGTCGCTTTGGTAATCTTGTACTTTCTGTCAAACTTCTGGAAGCCTTTTAATTTGACTGTGGCACCTGCCACCAGCTGCACATCACCAAGCATTGTGAAACTTGCTGTAAACTGCTGTGTGTTCTTTTCACGTAGCCGTTTTTTTGCCAGTTCGTATGCTTCATTTGTGCTTCTGACCTTTTCGTTGACTTCAAGTGTTTGCCCGGTTCCCTCTGTGCTGTCTGCCGTGTATGTGCTTTCAATCGTTTCTTTGCTGTCCGGGTCCGTATACGAAACATGGCAGCTGGTGTATGCTGTATCATGCAGGCTGGTTCCCAGCTTGTATGAAATATAATCACCGCTGCCATATTTTATGGTTTTTATAGGTGGCTTGCTGTCATACTCTGCGGCGTCATAGATAACCACATTCATTGTGGTTACTTTCAGCGCAAGCCCTGCCGCTTTACATAATTTCTGTAAAAACACAATGTCCGACGTCTGTACCTGCTCTTTTCTTTTGTACTTTGGTATATTGTCTGCAATGTACATCAGTTTCAAGTTGCTTTCGGACGCTATCTGCTCCGCAATCACTTTCAAATTGGTGTTTTCCCACGCCTTTGATTTTCTTTCTACTCTCATTTTGGAAGTATAAGGAATTGACGTGCCCTTTAGTGTGATTTTTGTTGGCGGTCCGCTGGCGTCTACGCTGTCCAGTTCAAATGTCCCGCAGTCCAGCACGGCGTCTTTGCCGTTGTCGTGCCAGTTCTTCTGAACAATCGTTGCTGTTATCAATTTAGGGTCAGACACTTTCTTTGTTGTTTCTTTCGTTTCTGTGACCGTCTGTGTTGCTGTACCGCCCGTTGTGATTTTGAAAACCTGCCCCGGATATATTAAGTTAGGGTTTTTAATATTGTTTTCAGAAGCAATCTGCGGGTATTTTGTACCGCTTCCCAGATACTTTTTGGCAATAGCCCAAAGCGTATCACCTTTTTTGACCACATAATTGACAACGCTTGCAGCTTCAACCTGCTTTTGCACCGTCGTTGTGGTTTTAATAAAAGTCGGCTTTACTTCCAGCCAGCTTCCCAGCCACTTTCTTTCTCTATCATCAAACGCAAGCTGCAAATCGTCTGCGTTGTCTTCGTCTTCGTCAGTGAAAGTAAGGCTGCTTAAATATTTATTTATATCTGCCGGGACTTTTACGTTTTGAAATTTCAACCGCAGTTCCACCCGGCGTGCCATGTCTTTTGCGCTCATTCTACGTCAGCAGCCCCCTTTTCCACGGTGGCAGTTCCAAGTCTTCTTCGTCTTCCACTTCCGGGATTGTTAATACAACCCCGGCAGGGAAAACGTAGGTGCTGGCGTACTTGACATTGGCTTTCATCAGCTTATCTGTATGCAGGACACTTCCCATTTGTTCAAATGCTATCTTGTCCCACATATCCCCAGATATGGTTGTGTAGCTTTTAGTCATATTTCTGCCGCTTCTCCTTGTCTTCTTTTTCGTCCAGCAGGTCTTCAACGTCACGCAGCAACTTTCTGTTGTTCTCTTCCAGTTTTGCGTCCAAGTCTTCCGGCTTGTCCCCGTTGATAACGATTGTCGGACTGTTGTTGATAGTTACATTGTTTGCACTTCCACCGCTGCTTCCTGCGCCCGCTGTTACCTCTGGCGCTGTGTTGTAGTTGTTCACCGTCTGCGGTGTTGTTGTGGTCTGTGCTGCTGTTGGCGCTACTGCTGCCGCTGTTGTGGCTGCCGTATTCTGTGCAGCCAGAATGTTTCTTGTCTGGTCTGCTGTAAACACCGTGCGCCCCGGTGCGTTCGTGATTAACTCTGGTCCCGCTTCACCGGCAATGAACGTGTCTGGTGTATTTTTGGAACCTTTCGCCAGCATAGGTATTTCAGATATGTTTATACCCTTTCCACCTACACCCGGCACCCAGTCTGGCACTTTTACTTTGTTCAATCCACGTATAACCGTGTTGACCGCAGATATAATGCCGTTGATAACTCCCGTACACACTGACTTGATACCCTGCCAAATTCCAGAAAATATTTGCTTTATGCCCTCCCAAGCCTGCCGCCAATTCCCGGAAAATACACCAGTTATGAAAGTGATAATTCCATTCAGTACGGTTGCAATTCCAGAAATTACACCGGAAATTGCTTGAACTCCGCTTTGTACGATAGACTGGATTGTTGGCATTGCAAATTGTATTGCCGCTAAAATTCCTTGAATTATCGGTGAAACTATGTTCCAGATTGTTGTCAGTGCTGTTTGTATCGCAGGTAAAAGCGTTTGCAATACATTTGTTACCACTGGTAAAATTGCTTGAATTGCTGCGGAAATTGCCGGAAGTACCGTGCTACAAATAAAACTGAATAATTCTGAAATAATCGGCAAAACATAAGTTGAAATGAATGTGATTATTTCTGAAATAATCGGCATAAGACCAGCAATGAAACTTCCTATCACTGGAATAATTGCGCCGATAAAATCAGCAATGCTTTGTATAATCTGCATAATGGTTGGGGCTGCCGCTTGAATAAAGCTAACAATCCCCGGTATTACCTGTGTAACAATCACCTGCAATACCTGTTCTGCAACTGGCACAACGTATGTGGTTATAAAGCCCACAACCTCTGAAACTGCGTTCTTTACTGTTCCCAGCACATTTACAAACGTGTCAAAGACTGCTGCGCCTTTATCTCCGAACAATTCTTGTATCTTGTCACGGGCTGCACCTATGTTCCCATCAGAAAACACATTCTTTATGGTGTCGCCTATGTTGGTAATGACCGAAACAATCTTGTCAAAGACTGCCAACGCTTCATCACCAAAGGTTCGCTGTATAAATCCCCTTATCTCTTCAAGATGGTTCTTTACAAGCTGTATTACTGTAATAATCGTTGTGATAACGCCCACAACTGGCAATATCTTTCCTGCAATACCTCCAAGTGGTCCCAGTGCTGTTTTTGCAAGGTTTCCAATAGGACCCAGCACCGTTTTTACCGCATTTCCCAGCGGTGCAATCAGTGTTGTTGCCTTGCTAAATGCTCCGGTAATCCCCTTTGTTATGAAGCCACCTACTTTTCCAAGTGGGCTGTTTGCAATCGCACCGCCTACCGTTCCAAGTATCGGACCCAGCTTGCCGCCAATCAACGAAAATGGTTTCAGCATAAGTCCCAGCATTTTTGTTCCGGCTCCTGTCAATGCTCCGCTTGCTTTTCCTGCAATTCCTAAAAAGCCGCTGACAATGGACTGCTTCACGCCGCCCATAAAGCCTGTTACTGCTCCAACAACTCTGTTGCCACTGAATATATTACCTATTGCAGAACCTACGCCGCCCATAGCGCCTTTTACATTGCCAAAGTACGACAATATACCGCTTCCAGCTGTTTTCAGCTTTTCCGCAAAACTTACGCTTGTTGCTGCGTTTTCAATAAATCCGGCACGCAGTCCCAGCAGTTTTTTTGCCAGTGACAATATGCCGTCTTGTGCTGATAATGTAACCAGCTTTGTTGTCAACATTCCCACTTTCAATGCCGCCAGCCCTGCCGCTACCTTTAGGGCTGTTTGCACCAATTTTGGGTTTGCTGCTGCAAATTCTGAAACTTTAGTGACCACCACCGCCACTTTGTCTGCCAAATTTCCTACAATCGGCAGTAAGTTTTGACCAAGAACAATACCCAAGTTTGCTATACTGTTCTTTGCCTTTTCCATTTTGGCTTCTGTGGTGTCTTCCATTTTGGCAAATGCGCTGTCTGTTGCCCCAACGCTGTTTACCATGTCTTGTACGCTTGAATTGAAGCCGTCAACTCCGTTTGACAGAAGCGACATTGCCGCTTTTCCGGCTTCTGAACTGCTGAACATATCAGATAGGGCAAGACCAGACTTGCTGGCTTCTTCCTGTATACCTCCCAGAATTTCCCCAAGTGATTTACCGCTTGCCATCAATTCTGCAAAGCTGCCGCCCATCTTCTGCCGCAATAGCTTGTCTGTCGTACTTCCAGACTTTGACAACTCATTTAACATACTGTTCATGTATGTTGTCGTTTCTGCGGCTGCAATACCTTTGCTGGTCATTATTGCATATCCGGCGCATAACTGTTCCAGTGAAACATTGCTGGCGTTTGCAGTCGGTATGATTTTACCCATACTGCTTGCCAGTTCTCCTACTGTCACTTTACCTTTGTTCTGCGTCTGTACCAGCATATCTGATACCGTGCTTACTTTGTCTGCACTCATGCCGTATGCGTTCAATACGGTTGTTAATACGTCCAGCGTTTGCGAACTTTCCGCAAATCCGGCTTTTGCTAACTTTGTACTGTTTGTAACAAAGTTTACGGCGTCACCTGTCTTCTGTCCGGCAGATATAGCGTTGTACACATCATCAGCAATGGCATTGGCTGCAATTCCTGTCTTGTTTGACAGTTCCATTATCTGTTGTGACAATGTGCCCAGTGGGACTTCCTGCGTATCTGCAATGGTTCCCACCTTTGCTATTGCTTTTTCGTACTGCTGCGCTGCCTGCACGGGTCCTGCATACACTGCGGCGGCTACGGCACTAATTGCGCCAATAGTCCCCAGCAGTTGTCCTTTTGTCTTTGAAATGCTCTGTTCTACCTGCTGTTGCTTGTCATTCAATTTTTGCAACGTCTGCTGTGAAGTTTGCAGCTTTTCATAAGACTTTTGCAGTCTTCCGTTGGCTTCTTCCAGATTATCCGTATTTACTCCGGCTGCTTTCAGTTCGTCGGCATAACTGTTTAATTGTTTTTCCTGTTCTTCGATTTTGGCAGTGGTCTGTTGTATCTGGTTTTCATTCTTTTCAAGCTTCTTCCGCAGTGCTTCTGTGGGTTCGCCTGTCTGCTGCAATTCCTGCTGTAATCGGTCATGCTCTGCGTTAAGCTGCGCCAGCCGTTCTTTGTTCTTGTCAATAGCGGCAGACTGCTTTGTGTAGCCGTCAATCTTTGATTGCAGGGAATTGACATTTTTTAAGCTGTCCCGTAACTGGTTATTGGTGTTAATTGCGCTTTTGAATGTGCTGTTAAAATTGCCACCCAGCGACGCTTTCAGCTTAAAAAGCAGTTCAAATTCCTTTTGTGACCCTGCCAAGCTGTTTCACCTCCCTACGCATTATTGCTGTTCTGTTTCTGCTCTTCCGCTTCTTCTTTTTCCACTTCATTTATGGTTTCAATCCATGCAAAAAGTCTGCGTATAGGCATTTGCAGCCAGAACGGGACGGGCGTATGTGAAGCCCTTGACATTTTGTATATCTGCTTTCTTATGAACTTTGCGGGTTCTTTAATTTTTAATAGCCCGCAGCAATTAAAAAATCCCTTGCTTTGTTCTTAATCTTCATGTAATCACCTACCGGAAGACGTCTGATTTCATCAGAAGCAACCCCCGCAGCTTTTGCCGCAAGAATACACTGGAACGCAGAGGAAATTTCCGGTGAAAGTGCATATTTGTTCTGGTCTGCAAGTTCCTGTTCTACTGCTTCAATATCTTCACCAGTTAAATTGTCAAAATAGAAAGTTAATTTTGTATACTTCTTTCCCTCAATCTCTCTGGGCTTTTTGAATGTGTGTGTATAATTCAAACTGCCGTCTTCTTCCTTGTCTTTCTTCTTGTCGTCAAAATTGACCACGCCGCTTGCCTGTGCTTCCTGCATTTCCTTTTCCTGCTCTGTTACCTGCTCCATGTTTTCAGTTGTATTTGTTGTATCTGACATTGTTTATTCCTCCATATCTTTGATTTTAGGCAGGAAAAAACCAGCGGTCTTCCCGCTGGCTCCTGCTGTCTTTTTTACTTGCCTAATGCTTTTCTGACGTCCTTTAAGTAATCTTTGCCATTGATAATGCACACAAAGTTTAACGGGTCAATTTCCGTTACCTTTGAACCGTCCAAGTACATTGCATAGTATGAAACGGCATATTCACCGCTTACATCAGCTGTTGAAGCTGCCGCAACTTTTCCAAGTGCTGTCTTCTTCGGCTTTACTTTCATAATGTGCTTAACGCCGGACACTTCGTTTGCGCTTGTGCGCAGGTTCATTCTCTGCTGTGCAACTCGCAGGTCAATTCTGTGTACCCGTGGTTCCATCAGCTTGACTGCTGCCGCTGTGACAGTTCGGAAATTGAAAGTTGTTGACATTGCATTTAAGTGACCGATAATGATTTCTTCGATATTTCCCGCAATGCCTGCGCCGCTCAACTCTTCCGTCATGTACTCCAAGTCTGGCAGTGTCACTTCTGTGGTTCCCAGATACTCTACGGCGTCTTCGTAAATCGCATAGTTAATAACTAATTCGTCAACTTTTGACATTCTGTTTCACCTCCTGTTATGCTGCCACCAGTGCTGCAAGATATGACAAGTCATATTCAAGCACAAAGTCCATTTTCTGCATTGGTGATGGCGGCGTCATATAAATGTGAAAACGCACAATTCCTGCTGCAAGCTGGCTTGTGCTGTTTTCGCTTTCGTTGAACTCCACACGTCCGCCAATGATTTTTTCATCAGTTGCAAGGCTTGCCAGCCAATCATTGATTGACTGCACAACTGCGTCAATCAGACGTCTTTTAATTCCTCTGTCAATGTAGTTCCAGTACGTCAAAATAAGCGTCTTTGCAACCCACTTGAACATACGGTTGATACAGTAGAAATAGTCCGTCACGTCTGTGTTGGCAGGATAACAAGCCGTATAATTTCCCCAGCTTACAAAGCCATTAAAGAAATTAAGTGCAGTCACAACGCCGTTTTCGTTCAAGTAGTTTGCCTGCTGAATATCCATGACTACTTCCGAACCGTCCGCAGTAACCATTCTATCTGCCTGTATACCCTTGTTTGAAGCGCTTTCGCAAGGTGTGCCGCCGCCGTACTCTTCCGCATTGTCTACGGCTGACATACTGGCTGCAAGCTGTGTTGAAAGATTGAAAACTCTATCTCCCAGCGCAACTTTAGGGAAGCAGACAACTTCTGTTCTTTTTGTGAAGTTTTTCTGTTTCTTCCATGCTGGCACTTCCGTGTAATATGTCGCCCCGGTTTCTGCCGTGCAGTCAATGTCCAGAATTGCTTCACCCTCAAACAGTCCGTTGATATTCTCTGCCTTTGCAGACATTACAGCTGCAACCTCTGCGTCATGTGACCAATTCGGACACAAAATAAGGTCTGGAACCTTTGTATAAAGTGGAAATACATTGTTAATCAGTTCAAGCCCGGTTGTCTTGTGTGTGCTTACGCTGTAACCGCCGATAATATCACTTTTTGTGACCTGTGAAGCGTCCACGGCGTCATATTTCACGGTAAGTTTGCCTGTGGTTTCTTTTAAGAACTCCACAACGCAGTTTGTGTCGCTGTAAAATACTTCGTAATCTTCCCCGGCTGTCTTTCCTGTGATTTCCACACTGCCTGCGATTGCTTCCGCAGGTAATACAATCTGACCGTCTACAACGTCTATCTGTGTTTCATCAACTGTTTTCTTGTGTTTCTTAGGGTCAAGAACATTTACAAAGAACACCTGCGCAGAATTGAACAATGTAAACGCTGTGTAAATCTCTTCACAAAGACTGTATTTCTTCCAGTCGTCGGAATATCCCAACGCCTGCACTGCTTCTTTGTAGCTTGAAGCCATAATGACTTCATTTACTTTTCCGTTTACCATCTGCACGGGTGCTGTTCCAACCACAAAATGCACGCCAGTATCTACGGACACGGGCGTGATTGCGCCATTGTTTGTCTTGCTGGCGTTTACTCCATGTGATACGTCACTCATTTGTTATACCTCCTGTTCTGCGTATGCAAGGGCGGCAGCCTTTAAGTCTGAATAATACTTGTTGTATACATTCCCGGTTGTCTTCACCTTGTCTTTCTTGTCTGCCAGTTCGGAAATAGGAACCAGCATTTTTCTTACAAGCGGGAACTTTTCAAGAATGAAAGAAAGTTCTTCTTCAATCTCTTTGTCTGTTCCCTCAAAAATCTTGTTACATGGCAGCATTGCTTTTGGCAGGTTCGGTCCAATGTAAATCAGCTTTACTGTTTCCGACTGCGTATTTGCCGTTTTTACGGCTTTTTCTTCTGTTGTGGTATTTTCTACCGCCTGCACCTTTTCAGCGTCCTTTTCGGCTGCTGTGGCGCTTGCTGTGGTCGCTTTTGCCATTTTGTCTTCCTCCTGTCTATAAATTGTGCAAAATCTCTGCCACATCACGTTGCGTGACTGGCATACTCCAATTTGTCACCATTTCGCCCATGTAGTATGGCGGCGTGGTGTCTTGATATACGATATATTCCAGCGGCAGTTCCAAAGCAAATTGACCGCCGCCGATTGTCCCGGCTTTCTTCAATTCGCTGCGCACTCTCAAAATCAGATTGAGAAGTGCCA